TGTAGGTTAAAAATAATGTTAGCCAGCAATAAAATTGCGGGTACGTTCAGCGGGTAAATACGGCACGCTGTTAATGCGGATAAAACGCGGATCAGTAACTTCAAACTCCAGCTTGTTAGTCATTTTTTCACCGCCTGTGCCGTTGTTATTCAGCAAATCCGATATTTTTAACCGACAGCCAAACAGCTCTAATAATTGCGATTGCGTGACATTAGCCCCACCCGTGACAATATCGAACACAGGCATGGATTTAAAACTGCCTGCGCTTCGTGCCACTTCGGTAATCAAATTCATGTTTTCAATGTCAACCGTAATCGACCCAGAACAGCCAACCGCGCCTTCCACATAGCCGTCAGGTACGCCTGCCGTTTGTACGGCTTTGCCGTCATCCGTGACCGACGCATTCATTTCTTGAACGTGGATTAACAGCGAACCCAGTCGAATATCAAAATCAACAGCGGATAAATGATGTTTACTCATAGCAACTCCTTAGGGTGCTGTTAAATCGAGCATGATGCCGACCGTAATGTCCTTAGGGCATTCATACGGTCTTAGCGTTAGCCAGATTTTTACTTGTGTTGGGTTTTACGGCGGCTTCGGTTGCACTATTTGCGATGACAGGCTTAGGGCCTTTAACAAATGCGTGGCGATTGTTGGTTTTTACCCTACAGCCCTTGTCATTTATTTTTACTGCAATGCGTGTTGGCTGGGTGTTTATGATTGCCGAGGTATCGGCAGGGACTGGTTTTTTAGCGGCGGCAAATATTGGCTTAGCGGCAATGGCAACGCAACTATGGATTAATGTCACGGCATTGTGGGCAATGGCGGGGGCGTTTTTAGCAAATCCGCTGACGTGGTTTATTGCTGCGCTTATCGCTATTTCTGCTGCACTAATTTATTTGGCATTTAACTACGATGAGGTTGTCAGCTGGACATCGTCAGCAATGGAAACGGTAGTAAATACGACGACGAATGGTTGGCAGCAGGTTATAAGCTGGACATCTTCAGCAATGGAAACTGTAGTAAACAGCGTGTCGAGCGGCTGGGAAATGGTTAAAGCTGTCTTTGTTGGCTTTTATGATTTTATTACCACGTTCGATATATGGGCGGGGCTAACCAGTGCCTTTATGGTCGCTGTAGAGTTTATAAAATCACAGGCAATGGCGTTGTTAAGTTATTTTAGTTCCCTGTTTGCTGGATTTAATCCGTTTTCAGGCATCAATCTGTCGGGCATGAATGCGGCTATAAGCATGACATCACCCGCGTTATCTGGAAAATCCAGCAGTGGCTTACCGTTGCCAAGCAGTGCAAGCGGACAATCAAATAATGGCATGGTGTCTAATTTCATGCGTCAAAACACCGTGCAGTCCAGCCGCACTAACAATGTCACGATAAACAATCACCATGCAAAAATCGGCTATTCCGATATTTCCCACGCGCTACAAATGGGCGGTGGCTAAATGACACCGCTGTATGTCGATTTATTGATTACTAATGACGATTTAACCTTAGACAGTGGCGGCGAGCCGTTGTTGGTGTTTGATCGGCATTGTATTGAGCAGGACATTAAACATTTAATCCGCGAAAGCGGCTTGATTGTGCTGTTGATTGGTGAGCGTGACGCGGCAAAACGCGCTGATGCGTTGCAAAAATTAGAATTGTTGATTGAAGATGATGTCAGGTTGGTCGCTGGGACAATACGCATTACGGAAGAAAGCATTGAGCGGTATGTAATCACGGCTGAGACCGTTGATTTTGGTACGATTGAATTTATAGTGAGCTACTAATGGATTTTTTAAAGTTACTGAGTCAGTCAGGCATACCGACGACGCAAGCCGAGTTGGAATTAATCTGGCGTAATACAATCGGCATTACAAACAGTACGATTAATAACGATGATCGTATGTCACCCTTCTGGCGATTAATAACGGCGTGTATTACCAACCCTGTGCTGTGGTTAGTTAATTTTATCGCCGTGACTGTGATGCCCAATGCGTATGTTAAGTACGCGACGGGGGTTTATTTAGATGTGTTAGCCGAGGCTGTTAATTTAACGCGTAAGCCGTCAACGTTTGCAACAGGTATTGTTGTGTTTACGCGCACTGACGTTAATTTATCGATTGTTGTCCCCCTTAATACCCTTATTCAAACCGCCGCTATTAACGGCATTGTGTATCAATTAAAAACCACCGAGGCTAAGGCGTTTGCAGTTGGCTCATTAACGCTATCTGTACCCGTTATCGCTACGATTGCAGGAACAAGTCATAATTTTGCGGCGAATTATTTCACAGTGTTACCCGCGTCAATATTGGGCATTGTCTCAGTCACTAATCCGCTGAATTGGCTAACCAGTGTCGGTGCGGATGTTGAAAATGATGAGGATTTACGCGCACGGATTCGCAATCAGTTTGGTACGGCGGCTAAGTTTCATACGGATGCGGTTTATAAATCAATGATTGCTGAGTTTGTCGGTGTCGCTATTGATGCGATTTGGATTGAGCATAATGCACCGCGTGGCCCTGGTACGGCGAATGCGTGGGTGTTGTTTGATTTTTCGGCGAATGCCAGTATTTACCTTGCGACAATTAACGATTTTATTACGACACAGGGGCATCATGGTCACGGTGATGATTTGATTGTGTATCAAATGCCTGAACACGACACGACGTTAAACGTGACGGTGTGGGCTGAAAACTATCTTGATGCGCTGGCAAAAACGGCACTGCATGACAATGTGGTGACGATGATAAATGCGGCGTTTCGGGAAAATACCGCATACCCAGTCACACTGACTTATCCGTACAATCGCTTTTCTTTTTCGACGCTAGATCAGGAACTGCATAACGAATTTTCAGCTATTCACAGTATTGATTTTAACAGTGATGATATTGTCACAGGGCTGTGGATACCGCGCTTGACCGCCTTAACCGTGACTGTATTGAGTACGGAATGATAGAAATTAAATTACCATTTTGGCTAGAAGGCACGCAACTCACTAAGCTGGTTGCGGGTGCAACGGCGTGGTGGGCTTTGGCTGAGACGTGGATTAAATACCCATTGACGCAGTTTGATGAGATGACGTGTGCGGTGGCTATTTTAGATTTGTTAGCGTATCAACGGGATATTCAGCGGTTTGCTGGCGAACCGTTATCGTTGTATCGCAAGCGGGTTAAAACAGCATTGATTAATGTGCAGGACGCAGGAAGCGTTGAGGGTTTTATCGCTATTTTTGCACGGCTGGAATTGGGCGTTATTACGCTGACTGAACGCTTTGATGATGTCGATTGGGATGTCATTTTAATCAATATCACCGATGAGCAATTGGCAGGTAATGAGCAATTATTGATTGAAATTATCAGGCTTTACGGTCGGACGTGTCGCCGTTACTACTACACCGTAACCACTAATTTTTCAATAGCCGTGGGCAGTGTGGCGGTCGGTGTTGAGTATGATTATTCGAGTGCAAAGTTAGATGTTATAACGCCGATTGATGTTTATACGTCGCTAACATCACCACCTTACCCGATTGTCGTTATCGAAACAGCAGGGGCTTCGGCAATATTCGAGGGTTTTGCGCTACGAGATGTCATACAAGCACACTCAACGGCGGTTGAAAACACGGGGGCTTCGGCAATCTTTGAGGGTTTTTCACTGCGTGACATTGTCAAAGATTACACGCCGCCTGCCTCAGAAAATACAGGGGCTTCGGCAATCTTTGAGGGTTTTTCACTGCGTGACATTGTCAAAGATTACACGCCGCCTGCCTCAGAAAATGCAGGGGCGACGGCAACTTTTGAGGGTTTTGTCTTAAAAGATGTCGTCATACCTTACGACAACTACGCGACTGAATCTACAACAGCAACGGCAATTTTTGAGGGGTTTAATCTTTATAATGTCTAAAATAATCGAAACAGAAGTAAAAGTTGAAGGGAAGTTTTCTTTCTCAAAACCGAAATTTGATGCGGCTGGCAATGATTCATTTCTATCAACAGGCTCTACACCAAGACCCTCTATATACGCAAAGACAAATTGCGACACAGTCAGCACTGTATCATCAGCCATTTTTTCCGCAATTGCGGATTCGCCACCAATCGTTATAAAACTCATAAATACCCTATACAGTGACTACATTAAATTGCATCTCAAGCGCGACATTCATCCCTATTTTTTGCAACTTTTTAACGCCAGTTTGCAAAAGATACGCTGTCAAAAATCTATCCCTCTGCGCTCTAAAATAAAGCGAATTATTTTCAATATACGCAAAAATAACATCAGATTCAGACAATTGACTATCGCGCTTATCATCAAAGCTTAGCCGTGGATTTGATACGCTAGTGCCGTAATTGACCGTGACATAAGCACTGACAGACGAATCATAAAAGTTCAATTTTGATTCGCCGCCTTGCACATAGGCGACAATTGGATTCATGAGTTGGTCAAATGTAAAACTAAACTCAGTAATGCTACTACCAGCGATAGTTAAAACAGTAATCGGTAAAATCTCAGGGTTATCAGGGACATCTAAAACAATATCAAGCCCGATATAACGCCCACGCCAGATTTGCACATCAATCCCTTGGCTAGCATCATTGAGACCGATACCCCCAGTCTCATAATCAAGCAACTTATTACCCACTAAAGCCCTGCCGCCTAAAAAATCAGCAGGGCTAGAAGTTGTCGAAAGTCTATAATCAGGAATCATAAGCGCACATATTGAATAGCAAATGTAAAATCTAATTTTCGCAATGCGTTTTTGTCAATCACAGGACTAAATGATATTTGAAACAGCCCCCAGCCGATTTTGTACTTTAAACAAGCTATCCCACCTGCTGCATTCGCTATTGTTGTTCCGATCGCCATGACAGACGAGCGTTTAAACGTACAATTTGTATAAGCCGCATTTGCGTAGACAACGTCAGTAGACCCAACGCCTGTGCTTGCACCGCTCGGTACAGATGTTATCGCGCCCAGCGTCGCGCCCGCACCGTAAGCCGTGTTATAGATAGTCAGTCCAACTGCTGCACCCCAGTCCGATGATGCACTGTATGTGCTTGCATTAGCAGCTCTTATCACATAATTTATGTTGGTCGGTGTGCCATTAACCGTACCCGCTATAACCCCAGTAACATCAACTTCGGGTATATACATTTTAAATGTATAAGTAACGTCAAGTATCTCGTCTGCGAGTATTGTTAAAGTTGTCGGATTACCGCCGCCGTCCACAATTAACGCACGGCTAAACAGTCCTCCTGTTGCAGATTGCCAGCCAATAC